ACCCGAAGCTAAATAGAATTACTAAACTTTAAAATTAAAAACAAATGATTGATAGAATTACTGAACAGCCATTTTGCCAAACCCGTGTTATGTGCATGGCGGTTGATAACCTTGAACTTCTTTTGTCGCAACCTGATGAAAGTGTAGATTTGATTTATTGCGATATTCTTTATGGAACTGGTAGAAACTTTGGCGATTACCAAGACTTAAAACCGATACGAAGTGAAATTGAAGCACACTATTTGCCACGATTAAAAGAAATGCACCGAGTATTAAAAAGTACAGGAAGTATTTACATTCATTGCGATTGGCATATTAACCATTGGATTAGATGTTTGATGGATGATGTTTTTGGATATGAAAGATTTATAAATGAAATAGTGTGGTGTTATACTGGTGCAGGTATTAAAAGTCAAAAAAATTATAGTAGAAAACACGACAATATTTATTTATACTCTAAAACACAAAACTATACATTTAACACAAACGATGTGAAAGTTCCTGCGGCTGAAAAAACACTAAAAAAATATGAAAACATAGGAAGTGGATTTAGTGGTAAACCTGCTGATTTTACAAACGGAAAACTTTTAGAGGATTGGTGGTATATGGCAATGACTGCAAGATTTAAAAACGAAACAGGGTTATACCCAACTCAAAAAAGCAAACAATTTATGGAGCGAATTATAAAAGCAAGTTCAAACGAAGGAGATACCGTTGCTGATTATTATTTGGGCTCAGGAACGACTGCTATTATTTGTAAAAAACTGAACAGAAATTTTATAGGTTGCGACATCAATCCAAAGGCTATTGAAATAACAAATGCTCGTTTAGATGCAGTTTCGTAGCCTTGCACATAACGAGTTAATATACGAACAAACACACAAGCACAGTGCAAACAATATCAGTAACTTACACCTATAATCACTGCGTAGACTTTGCGCCCAATTATGTGTTTACAAAAAACAAACTTTGTGTAAATCTCAAAACAAATCGAATAATCAAAAAAGTCTATAATTCGGGGTGTTTAGGGTATAATATTCAAGGTAAATTTTACTCTTTAACCTTTTTAAGAAAGCATTTAACAAAAATTCAAAAACCAATTTACCCTTTTTGACAATGAAAAAACTAATTTGCATCCTGATATTAGCAAGCATAAGCTCTTGCTATTATCCACAAACCATAAAAACGGTAGTGGTAGCCGAGAGAATAACCAAACGAGGAACCTATCAGGTTGTTTGTTCTGACGGATTTGATACCTATGTGCTTAGTCCGTTTAATCGGATTCCATTAGGCCAGCGTGTGGATATGGATAGGAGTACGCATACTTTCAGAATTGTAAGCGATTTAAACGGGGCGGTTAAATTTGGAGGGCAATGATAGGTATGAACTTTGCTGCCGAAAATATGACTATTTCGCAAGACCTTTGCGAGAAGTCAGCACTTAATCACGGGTGTAGTGATTTTATTACTTACAATCCTGTTGATATTGATGAGGAGTTCTTTTTGATGAATGCTGAAATATTTAACCAGCCACGAGGATACGGATATTGGCTATGGAAGCCGTATTTCTTGTATCAAACGATGAATCACACACCTGAAAACGAAATTATTGTCTATCTTGATTCGGGCGTAGAGGTCGTTAATAGCTTGGATTATATCAAAGATAGGATGAAAGACAATATTGATATTTGGCTATTCGGCAACGAACATCGTCACGTTGAATGGTGTAAAGATGAAGTTTTATATAAGATGTTAAGTCACCCTGCCATTGAATTTAGTGCCTATAATAACAGGCAGGTTCAAGCGTCTGTTATCTTTGTGCGTAATACTCAATACGCCAGAAATTTTGTCAAAGAGTGGCTTTTGTGGTGTCAGATGCCTAATTTTATAGACGATTCACCATCACAATACAAAAATGTAGCCACATTCAAAGAACACCGACACGACCAAGCAATTTTAACGAACGTTGCAATCAATCACTTTTTGCCCCTCCATTGGTGGCCAACCCAATACGGTCATTCAATCAAACACAACTACCCCAATGATGACTACCCACAGCTTTTTAATCATCACAGAAAAAGAAACGACGAATGGTAAGAATTCTAACACTTGAAAAACGACATGATAGACGGGAACAATTTGAGAAAGATAATCCGATTTTATTGCGACCTTTGCCTTATTACTATTCGTTGCCTCATTTGGGTTCTCATCAATCTTTCAATTTTAGCTTTATTGCTATTTTGGGGGAATTTTATAACTCAAAAGATACTGAGTTACTTTTTTTAGAGGACGACGCTGTAATAAGTGATTTCGATAGATTTGCAGAAGCAAGAGAGGCATTGCCATCTGATTGGGGAATGCTTTATTTAGGTGCAAACGTGAGAGAAAACGGGTCAAGTCCTTATTTAAAAAATCTTGTTAGACTTCACAAAGCTTGGACGACACACGCCGTGTTAATCAATAGACCAGTAGCCGAATTTATTTTGAAGAACTACAATGATTTTAGCGGCACGATGGTTGATGCTTGGATTGCCGACAACGTAATGCCAAGATTCAAGTGTTTTATGGTTTCACCTATCATTGCCACGCAAAGGGCGGGGTTTTCGGATATTTGGGGCCACGAAGTTGATTATTCAGACGTGATAAAATGAAAAAATCAAACACACTTTACAAAATCATAGGATTCCTCATTGGGGTAATCCTTGCTATTCTTACTGGTTGTAGCCATATTCACAAGGACAAAGTTGTGAAAATGAATGATGGTAAGTATTATATCCTTGAAGCATCAACGGCATACGAGGCATATCACTTAATTGAAGTAGATACTGCTGCCGTAAATTTTATTAAAAAATGATAACATTCAACGAATTAGGACGATACGGACGTTTGGGAAATCAAATGTTTCAAATTGCCAGCACGATAGGGATTGCAACCCGGCACGGTTACGAGTTTGGATTCCCAGCGTGGAAGAATTACGATGCAAAAGAACGATTCAACAGCAAGGAAGATATTGACATTCAGCAATATTTCAAAAATCCCTTACCTTTGTGTGAAAAGAAAGAACGGGTGCATTTTGTCGATTGGGGCTACCATCGATTGAACTTAGAAGACAATATCAGCTTGGCAGGGCATTTGCAATCTGAAAAATACTTTCTACATTGCAAAGATTTGGTAAGGCATTATTTTGAGTTGAAAGAGCAAAAAGTTAGAATCAATGACAAGTTTTGTTCGGTACATATTCGTTTAGGTGACTACGATAACAACTATCATCCACGCTTGGGGCTTGGATATTACTTGAAAGCCTTTGAAATAATGAGAAAAAAGAGAGTTAATCAGTTCTTTGTTTTTTCCGATGAAGCAGATAAGGCATTTGAGTTGTTTCGTTATCGGGAAATCAAAGAAGGCGAAATAACAATAGTACCAACAGGCACAACATTTGAAGATTTTAACACAATGGTAGGTTTTCAAAATCACATTATCGGAAATTCTACGTTTAGTTGGTGGGCAGCATGGTTATCTAATTGCCCTCCCGAAAATGTGATTGCACCCCGAAACTGGTTCGGGGAAGTGGCTAATTTATCAAGTGAGGATATTTATTGCGAGGGGTGGACTGTATTATGATACCATACGATAAAGACACTGTATTTAAAAAAGCAATTGAAGCAATCAAAAAATATAGATTGATTCATATTGATAAAATATTTGCTTTTGTTGGTGTATCAAAGACGACATTTTATAACTACTTCCCTAAGGATTCGGACGAATTGAACGCTATAAAAGAGGAGATTTTGAATATAAAGATTCGGGGAGCGGTAAAAATGCTTAATAAGTTTGAGGATAGCGATGACAAGACATTAAATATTGCGTACTTCAAAATAGTTTGCTCAGATGAAGAGTGGAAAAGATTAAGCAGTAGCCAAACCGAAAATAAAACAGAGTTATCTACCAAAAAACCTATCAACTTAAAAGAACTATTCGGCTTTGAGAGCGATAACCCTTAATGATAAGTGGCAGGCACTCAAAAACAATACACGCTTTTTTGTCATTACGGGAGGGCGTGGTTCTTCAAAATCCTTTGCCGTGAACTCGTTTTGTGCCATTCTATCCTACGGCGAGGGTCACAAGATTCTATTCACACGCTACACGCTTACTTCCGCCCACCTTTCTATCATTCCAGAGTTCACCGAAAAGATTGATTTAATCGGACGCTCAGATGACTTTCAAGTAAATAAAACCGAGGTTCTAAATAAAGAATCAGGTGTAGAAATATTGTTTCGTGGAATCAAAACAGCATCAGGCACACAAACGGCAAATCTAAAATCCTTGCAAGGCGTTACCACGTGGGTAATTGACGAAGCAGAGGAGTTACCCGATGAAGATATTTTTGACAAGATAGCCCTATCCATCCGTAAAAAAGGAATCCAAAACCGTATAATCTTGATATTGAACCCAGCCACGAAAGAGCATTGGGTTTACAAACGTTTTTTTGAACAAGAAGGCATAGAATCAGGATTCAACGGCGTAAAGGGCAACACAACCTATATTCATACTACCTACTTAGATAATATTCAAAACTTAGACCAATCTTTCATAGACGACACAGAGCGGATGAAAGAACGCAACCCGAAGCGATACCAGCACGTAATCATGGGCGGTTGGCTCAATACAATGGAGGGCGTAATCTTTGAGAATTGGACGATAGGCGAATTTAAGCAGGTAGGAGTATCTGTATTCGGTCAAGATTTCGGATTCAGTATTGACCCTACTACGTTAGTTGAATGCTCAGTAGATAAGAGCCGAAAGATTATCTACATTCGAGAACATTTCTACTTGCCAAAACTTCAAACCTCAGAGATTGCCAAACTCAATAAACGCTATGCAGGTGAACATCTTATCTATGCCGATAGTGCAGAACCACGCTTAATCTCAGAGCTTAAAAAGTATTGCAACATCAGGGAGGCAAAGAAGGGCCAGGGCAGTATCACGGCTGGAATTGCTTTGCTGCAAGATTATGACCTCATTATTGACCCGAACAGCACGAACCTGATACGGGAACTAAATAATTACGTTTGGGAGGATAAGAAGTCAAAAACGCCCGTAGATGCCTATAATCATTTGATTGACGGAATTCGCTACGCCATATTTAGTTCATTAACCAAAAAACAGATGAAAGTTAGCTAAATGTTTGCATTTCAAATAAATTCCTATATTTGCACTACTTACCGATAAGCGACCCCCTCTTTTAATCGGAACTAATGGCATTATTAGACTTCTTAGGTTTTCGCAAAAAGGCAGAACCGCCAGCGATTAGCCGAAAATCCCCTATAAATCAAATCACTTGGCTAAATATCAACGGGCAGGTAGTGCCGTATGATACGAAGGCTTTGACGTGGGTAACAAAGGGATTAAAGGGTAATGCCGATGTATATTCTATTGTCACAGATATTGCCCAGCGAGGTTCAGAGGCTCCGATTGATTTATACAAAGAAAAGAAAACAGGCACGACTAAAAGGATAAAATCAGAACTTACCGAGATTGAAAACCATCCCATCTTAGATTTATTAGACAAGCCAAATGACTATCAAACCCGTCAAGAATTTGACGAAATGATATATTTGTGTTTGCTCATTTTTGGGGAGGTATTTATTATCAACGTAACGGGATTTGACAAACCTACCGAGCTTCATATCTTTTTGCCTTACGAAATTATCATAGACGGTAAAGTATTACGTCAGCCAACAGGGTACAGAATCAACAGCCTACCAGATGCAAGATTTGACCCAAAGGATGTTCTGCATATCAAATTGCCCAATATTGGGGAGAATGAGCAATACTTGCCAACGAGAGGATTAGCACCGTTACAGTCTGCAAGTATGAACCTGCAAAAGGCTAATGCAATTGAGGAAGCAGCAACGTATTTAAGTGAGAATAAGGGTGCGGTAGGAGCGGCGTATGTAGATGAACCCGAAAACGACATAGAGCCCAGCGAATTAGAAAGCACATGGACAAAAAAGGCATACGGTAAGGGTTCAGAGGGGCGGATAATGTGGAGCAATAGCCGATTGGGTTTTGTGTCTTTCGTTCAAAGTTCGTCTGAGATGCAGATAGTAGATAACGGGAAGTATTCAACCGAGCAACTTTGTCGGGTGTTTCATTATCCAAGCCTTTTACTATCGAACGATTCAAAGACCTACGACAATTACAAAACAGCCGTAAAGCAGGTACTTTTACAGGCCGTTATTCCTTTGCAAAAAAGGTATTACGCTAAACTAAACGGCTGGCTATTGCCTAAATACGGACTTGATAGAAGCTATTGTCTGAAAGTAGATACTCAATATTACTCAGAATTACAAGATGACGTAGCCGAAACGGTAGCAGCTTTGAAAGATGCGTATTGGATGACCCCTAATGAAAAACGAGATTGGATGGATTTTGAAGCGTATCCGAGCAAAGAAGCAGACTTGCTATTTATGCCGTCAGGTTTTACGCCCATCGAAGAAAGCACATTAACACAGCCAGACAACATTGATAATATGGGCGATTTCTAATGACCGAAAAACAATTCATAAAAGCATACTACAAAAGACAACGCACAACAGAGAATTTTGGGGTGCGTTTGTTTTATCATGCTTTGATAGGACAATTGAATGATGTTAAGCAAGCATTACTCACGATGGGAGACGTTCAATTTGTTAGTCCTGAAAAATTAGTAAATCAAAAGAGAATAGAGGAGGCATACACTAAATTTTATCTAAGTCAGGGGCTGCCATACGCACAAGCAATGCTTGAGTACATTAACTCACAACTTGACAAGAAAAAAGAGATAGTGCCAATTGTGACAACAGGGGTAGGATTTAATAATGAATCTTGGTTGAGGTTAATCAAAGACTTTCTTTACATTACTTCTTATCAGTCAATCAAGAATATCTCAGACACGACTATCAAGATAGTGAAAAATATTTTTATTGATGCCAATAATCAAGGATTGAATGTTCGTGAAACCGCCAACCTATTAACAGAGCAAGGCACAAAGTTTGCTAAGAATAGGGCTTTACTCATTGCCCGAACCGAAACGACTAAACTTTCAAACTTTGCCCACGTGACGGCAGCAGATTCAATCGTAGGCGTAGCTTTACAAAAAAAGTGGATTGCTACCTATGATTTAAGGACACGGGACGACCATAAGTCCGCAAATGGTGCAATTGTTGCAAAAGATGGGCTTTTTAGTGTAGGAGGTCAAAAGATGGCATACCCGGGGGATGGCTCACATGGTGCGGGTGCAGACCAGATTTGTAATTGTCGTTGTGTGGTTAGCTACACGGTAATAAGATAGTTTTTTCATGGTTGATAATTTAGGGTTAAGTAAAAATCCTGCTATCAATGACGGCAGGATTTTTTGTTACGCCTCTTAACACTATAAAAATCACAGCAAACTGTCTTTCAAGGATATTTGATATTAAATACCTTTCTGTATTCTGCCAATGTAATTGGGTCTTTGTCAGACTTGCCCAGCACTAATCTAATCTTTCTTCTCCTTCTCCTTGCCTGCCTATCGCTAATATTAGCGATACGTGAAATATCCTTTTCGGATAACTCAGTTGATAGTAGTTCAAATTGTTTATCTATCATTTACAGGACGTTTTAGGACACAAATAAACATACAAGCTATCAATTTAGCAAATTTTGGATAAACATTTTTTTAAATGGATATTCTAAAAGCGATTGGTGAATCTTTCAAAGACGTAGATACCCAAAAAGGCATCGTGACGGGCTATCTTTCAGCGTTTGGGAATGTCGATTCGGACGGGGATATTATCCAAAAGGGGGCATACAGTAAAACCATCCAAGAAAACGGACCAGCATCAAAAAAGCCAAGAATCAAACACTTATTAGACCACGATACGACAAAGGCAATCGGGGTTTTTTCTGTTTTAAAGGAGGACGATTACGGGCTTTATTACGAAAGTAAAGCAGGGAGTTGGTCAGCAGGTCAGGACTTTTTGAAGATGGTTAATGACGGACTAATTACAGAACATAGCGTTCGGATTGGTGTAATAAAATCCACAAAAAGCAAAGACGGTGAAACCACTACACTAACAGAGGTTAGCCTCAAGGAAGGTTCACGCCTGCAATGTTGGGGGGCTAATTCAGCAACCCCGATTTTGGGTGTAAAATCAGTAAATGACTATTTAGAGTATTTGACTTATTGCGAGGAGAAATTTCAGCACTTCTTAAAAAACGGGAATGTGA